ATAACCGATAGGGTCTGTTTCCTTTAAAACTTCTAAGTCCACACCCTGATGTTGCTGCGTAAGGAAGCTATCCAACGCTTGCAACTTCTGGGCGTATGCCTGTCGCTCTTGTTTCACATACTCTAAGTGACTACGTTCAGCTTCAATTGCTTTACGTTGTTCAGCTAGAGCCTGAGACTTTTTAGTGTAGTCCGTACCTTGTTGATAGCCCTTGATAAGTTCGTCTAGTTCTACTTCGACTTCCTCACCAGATGCCTTGACTTTATATCTTGGCTTTGGCTCGTCAGACTCCTCTGCGTACTCAACTTCATCAGTCTCTTGTTGGTACTCTGGTTGACCTTCGGCTTGGCCTTGTTCGGCTTCCTCAGATTCACCCATCATGCCTTCAAACGCTGAAGCAGCTTGGTTTACATCTAGGCTTTCACTCCCTTGAGGGTTGGTGTTTTCCATTTGTCATCTCAATAATCGCCAGAAACCTTCTGGACGGAGGGTAGCTTTTAGGCTACAGAATTTTCCACTTCTTCTCTCTAATCACAGTTTCCGAGGCTAAACCTTCTAGGTGTCCTGTAATTAGTTCTAAAGTCTTTATGTGCCGATAAGCATCTTCACGCCTATCACATTCTTCTGCACTTGTGTTAATTATCACACTAATCTGTTCGTTTTTCAAGTTATTTAATACTTCTTTGAAAAAGTCATCATTTAGTAAGTTTTTAGCCCATTGAGCCAAGATGTGTTTGTCGTTATTCTGCAAGGATAGCCCTATTTATAGTGAAGTCAGGATTTGGTTTACCACCACCGCCAACAGGAGTAAACAAGTTGAAGTAACTATTACCCCTAGCAGTACCCAAGTCATTTATTGGGTTGTAGGTAGAAGTACCACCGCTAGTCATAGACCTAATTGTGGAAATAGCCTCTTGGTCACCAAGTTCAGCCAATACTCTTAAAGTGTTTGCATCCATGCTGTCATAAGCAGCCCCTGCCCTTCTTCTGCTTGCGTCAGCAGTTCCAGCTAGGTTAGCAGCACCTAGTAAGCCATACTCAGAAACAGAGCCTTCTGGTGCGTTAAGCAAGCCATTAACAATGTCTCCTAGTGTGTAACCAGTTAGGTTTCCAGAGATGCTATTAACAAGGCTTAATGTTGGGTTTGTCAATCCAAGCAAAGCGTTAACTGTCATTGGCGTATTGTCTGTAGCTAAACCAAGACCTGCTGCTAAGACGTTCCCTGCTGGCCCTGCTGCCAACATTGCTATCTTTGACCCCAAGTTAATAACATCTTGCTCTGTACGAATATCAGCAGCAGAACCAATTAGGTTTAGCGCAATAGCTGTTTTAACTAGGTCTGAATCACCTGCTAAAGCAGCTATCGGTGCTATTGTCCCTGCAACATTGGCTACGTCTGTTCCTGTGACATTAGTCCCAAATAAGCCTCTATTCGTTGTGTCGCCAGTTATGCCTGTCGTACCAGTATTGGTAAAGTCATTGTTATAAACAAGCGTACCTGATAAGTCTCTACCACCACCCAAACCTGTGTTTGCGGTTTCTGTTCCTAGATTTATTAAACCAGAATCTACGCTTGCTGCTGCATCTGGATTCTTAATGCTAGTTGCACCTAAGTTAATAGATGGAGGCAAAGACCTTGGTTGTGCCTGTAGCAACGAGCCATAAGCAATTCTTGGTTGGTCAGGAACTAAAGCACCCATTGAGTCTAGTAATGACCTTGTGGGTGCAAACTGAGTCTGTGGACGATACTGGCTCTGGATACCAGAAACAATGTCCTCATAGGTAGCACTTTGAGGATTGTTTCCACCAACTAAACTAACCAGTTCTTGATAGTTCATGGTTATTTACCAATCATGCTTAACACGTTGTTTAATGATGGAGAGCCACCAGTAGGTGTAGCAGTTGGGAACATACCTGCTATTTGTGGACGAGATGTAATGTAGGCAATATCAGCAGGAGATGCGCCATAGTTACGCAAGTCATTAACATTTAAACCTTTTAACAAGTTAGCAACATCACCATAATTGCCAGAAGATTCTGCTAATTTCCAAGCATCCATTAAGTTAGCTGGAGGGGCAACAGTAGTTGCTGGTCTAACTGTTGGGTTGGTAATGGCAGGATTTGTCATATTTGGATTAACAATACCAGAACCACCTTGAATCATGTTAATGATGCTAGATGTAGATGGGCGACCAGCAACCATCTCACTTGCCAAACGCTTAGATTCTGCAAAAGACGGAAACAACTCACGTAATTGATTAGCAGTAATGTTCTGCTGGTTAATTGTTGCAGGATTAAATGTTGCTGGAATAGTAGTGGGTGTAACTGTAGTAGGCGTAACAATAGGAGGTTTTGCAGTAATAGGAGGGGTTGTAACAATTGGGGGTGTAGTAACAATTGGGGGAGTGGTTACTATTGGAGGGGTTGTAACAATAGGTGTTTGATATTGAGTAAAAATATCAACAATAGGAGTGTTATTAGCACCGCCAACATTGCCAGTTTTAGCAGCGTTATACCTACCAGCAACACTCTCATAACTTACACCAGTAGCACGAGCCACATCATTAGGGCTAATACCCAATCTGTCCATCTCAGCAGCCAATTGAACATCATTTAGACCACGATTTGCATTAACAAAATCAAAAATGTTCTGGTCAATCTGCGCTTGGGTCATGTTGTTGTTTAGACCCCAAGTCAACCCAACAGATGCAGGGATGTTTGCAGGTGCAATATAGCCACCTGTACCTTCATCAGCAATGTTATAGCGAGTCTGAACACCAGCTAAAGGAACACCAGTTGCAGCAGCTACATCCTCTGCGCTTACTCCAAGCCTATCCATCTCTGCTCGTAGTTGAACATCGTTTGAGCCACGATTGCTATTCACATAATCAAAGATGTTTTTATAGTATTGGTCTTGGCTAATACCATTGTTTAAAGCATATGTTAGTGCTGCTGATGCCATGTTTAACCCCTAATCTCTACGTTAGATGTAATGCCAGCACCAATCTTCATTGCTTTCAATTGTGCTTCTGCTTCAAACTCTTGTTGCTTCATAGCAAAGTAAGCCTGTTGTTTCTCACGCTCTAATTGCAACTTAGCAGCCTCTTTCTCACGCATCATCTGCATTTCAACAGCAGCCTTCTGTTGCGCCATCTCTGTATCAATCTGCATCTGTTGTTGCTTTAATTGAATGTCAGCTTGTGCTTTAGCTTGGTTAGCTTGTATCTCAGCTTGTGTTCGAGCCATGATTGCTTGCACTTCTGGAGGCATCTGCTGTTGTTGTGGAGGAGGATTGCTCAACGCTTGGTCTTGCTCTGGCGTAATAGGCTTGTAGAACTCAGCACTATCTTTGAAGCCAGCAATCTCAACCATGCGTCCCAATGTGCCACGATATTGAGCAGGTGAAACGTAAGGGTTAGCAGGGCCATACTGACCAATCAACTGCTCTTGTTTAGCAAGAACCATAGACAACATAGCCATCTGCTCTTGTCGGTTTCCAGCACCCAGACCAACATTGATAGAAACATCGTATTGGTTAGCCCATGTTCTAGGGTCAAACTCTACGAATTCACCACGCATACGCACCATACGAGCCTTGTCCTGATACTTACATAACAAATGTAGTATGCCTTGGAACAAAGACTTAACGCCTGTCTCAGCAAAGATTCGAGCCATTAGTTCAATCTTACCTGCGCCAGCTTGTTGCATAGAAGCAACCGCAGCAGCAGTCACGTTCTGCAAGATAGCAGGGTCTAAACCTTGTGAAGCATCAGATACACCAGTACGCTTAGACTGTACTGTGTCTAGATACTGAAGCATTGGGAAAGCCTGATTAGCCACGTTCTGAACAACTAACTGTTGAACAGCACCTTGTGACTTGGCACGAATAACACCACCAGCAGTAGAAGTCAGCAAGTCATCAAGGTTTACTTGACCTTCTACCGCAACAACTCGTGCATTGTTTGTCAGATATAAGTTATCCAACATCTGACGAGTGATAGTGGTCTTGATTAACTGTAGGTCAACTGTTCTGTCAGCTAGTGAGTTACCAAAGAACTTGTGTGGAATTGGGATAGGACAGATTGAGTGGAAAGGAACATAGTCCACTTCCTCAACCATTTCCTTACCACTTTCATCTTGCAGAATCTCATTAGAAGCGTAAAAGACTTGAGTCAGAGCAGCAATGCCCTTTCCGTTCATATCAGTTTTGACATAACACTCAAAGACCTCAATCTCTTGCATTGATGGGTCATCTGTCTGAGTTTGGTAAGGTTGCTCACCTGCTGCATAACGAGCCACACGCTCTGGTGTGTACGCTAAAGCATCACCCATCTGCAAACTCTCTACCTGTTTCTTGTTGAAGCCCATAGCAACCAAGTCACTACGAGTCAACATCTGCCTGTGGGCTACAAAAGGTGAGTCAGCAATAGTTCTAGCCTTCTTACTAATCAGGAACTCCTCTGGCGGTACGTTCTCAATCGTTACCTTGCCTGACTTTTTCTTTTGTTGGACAACTACGTTATGCGTAGAACCCATCACAGGCATACCCATCGGGTCTATAACTGGCTGACCCATTGGGTCAATAATTGGGAAATCTGTCGTATCTTGCTCGACAATCTCCATAGTCTCATCACTCATCAGCATTGCTAACTCATCGTTAGACAAGTCAAAGTAACGCTCTTTAGTAATGTCTTCTTTGTCTTCCCAATACGCTTTAACAATGCCGTTCTTCTGCATCAAGGCATCTTTAAACCAATCATGCAGAATGGCTACACCAGCGTTATCACGATTAAATACCCAATTACAGTAGTCTGTGGCCTGTTTTGCCGAGGCTTCATCCCTTGGGCCTTGTGGCTCAAAGACTACGATATTGTCTGAGCCTGTAAAGATACGAACTAAACTAGGCAGCGCACCATCTATCGCTTCTGCCACTTCTCCAGTAACGATTTGAGATTTACCCTCAACTTCATTACCATATGGCTGTCGTAGATAAGCCTCCAGAGCCTGTTTGCGTTGTTCAACAGTTTCGCTTTCAATAAATCCAATTGCATCATCAATCTCTGCTTGGATTATCGACATTA